GGTATCCGTGTCGTGCATCGCATCACTGACCACTGGAAGCTTGTCCACGTTCTCCCGCTCCACAGAGAAGCCCACACCCGTACCACACATCAGAATATACATACACTCGTCGAACGAGCGGGGGCTATCCACAGGGATGTACGAACAGTTGTAGCCACAGATGTTGTCACGGGCTAGGGCGGGTCCGGATGTCATCATCGCCCGCATCGACGGCATGACTTCAAGGGACATGATGCCATCTGTAATTTCACTGGTCAGTGAATCAGAAAGCTTATACCCGTGATTGTCACGCACATGGCCACCCATAAAAGAAACATACCTAGATACTGTTTCATCCCAGTTCTCCCTGCGTTGTTCGTCGTCCATCCAACGAGCGTATCGCGATTTGTGGATAAACTGTTGGTATGGTGTTGGTAGCATATTATTCATTGTTTGTTTCCTCAATAAGTTTGTCCAAGTACCAGCGGGCTTTTTTCAGATCTTCAACGCCGTTCTTGTAGCGGTAACGCCACAGGTACTTTATTATGTTTCCTTGCAGGTAGTATTCGTAGCCATCACTCGTTGCAGCTTCGATAGCATCGATGCACTCAATACCTGCTTGATTGTAGTGCGGGGGCGAATTCACCATGTCGGCTCTTTCCGCATAGAACGTGTCGAGCAACTTCTCTTCGTCTTTGCCCAACTCTTCAAACTTCTTTTTCATATACGCCTCGTGTCTCATCGAATCAGGGCTTATCATCTGTTGTCGCCATTGCCAGCGATGTTACCCGCAGATCTGCGCTGTTGCAACTTGTAAATGTTCATCTCCGCAACTTGCTGCAAGGAGAAGCCCAAGTCGTCAGCAAGGACGGCACAATACCACAAGACATCCCCGATCTCTTTGGCGATCTCTGCGAGAAACCGCGCATCAGTCCGGTCATCACGGTAAATCTTCTTTACCTTGTCAGCAACCTCACCGGCTTCACCTGCGAGGCCTAGAGTCGGGTACGTCACCTTCATCTGTTCGGGATAGATGGCAAACGTACGCGCTTGCATCTGATAGTTGTTGAGGTTCCAGTTGTCTTTCATCACTGCTTCTTTCCAAAGTCTACCTTAACTACATTTTTACCCATGTCTTCGGGCACAGGTATGGTTTCATCTTGGGTTAGCTCTTCCGCAAAAATACGGAATTCTATAGAGGCTATTCCGATGTCATACATCTCATCCGGACGATCCCTAAGAGTAGAGAGAAGACCCTCCTGAATTACCATAGCGGCATTAAAGTCTTCGTCTTTGTCGTACGTATTGCCGGTGGTATCATACGCTGTCATACGAAGCTCCCCGTCACTTTCTCCCTCAGAAAGTATTATGTAATACCTGTCGGGTAAAAGGGATAGCTTCTCAAAATCTACGTCGAAATTGTTATCTTCATTCATCAGGTTTGAACCATTCTGCGGGGATTGTACCTTCCGCCCATTTGAAGTTGTAACGATTAGCCCACGTACCATACGTCGTTTTGCTTCCCTTGTAAATCTTGTTGTTCGCATTTAGGAAAACAAATCGAATATCCAGATCCGGATACTGCTCTTTGACAAGCTGCATCTTTACCCGGTCGCCCTTATCAAGATACCCTTTAGCTTCGATGTAGATATCCGTTTGAGGAAGATAAAAATCCGGGGTGTACGTGCGAGGTTTGGGTATATATGTAAGCTTTACGTTCTCATACTCAAACAGTATACCCTTGTTGGCGAGAGACTTGGCTATGTTTAATTCGAATGTTGATCTGTACCCCGCCCTTTGAGCGGTGCTTTTTTTCATAGTGCCATCCCGATAGAAGCCAGTCTTTTTAGAACGTACCCTGCCACTTTTGGGGATTGTTTTTCTACGAGAGAAAGTTCGTTTGTCAGGTGGCTCAGAGGAACGCATACATTAACTCCAGATTGGGATAGTTTGCTTATTTTTTGTATTTCAGATTCCACTGTTGTGATATCTCGTTTCTCCGATTCAGCATTCAAGGCTCCTAAATCGGAGTAGTTGTCACGCAAAGTGAGGGGTAAGCCTCTGCTATTCTGCCTCAGATACACGATGCGTCTTTCTCCACCTTGCCCCCTGTGAGACTCGATGTAGATGTGATGGAGATCCTTGTTCATCTCCATCAACTCCAACTCGTATTCACGTACAAAAATATATGGCATCACACTTCCTTTTTCGTAAGCTTAGAATACCACGTCATAGGTGGTGTTTTTGCCCGCGATGTTACTTTCGGATGCAACTCCGATTTTGGCCAGCAGTGATGACGATACCCGCACAGGTGGCACGAACGCGCAAGCACCTTGTTTCCTGTCCGGATTATCTCTCCGTCCTTTCTGTACGTTTCAAACTCGTCAGGGTATTTGACAAGTTTTGTTTTCGGATCCGAAAGCTGTTTGACACGCTCTTTGGCGAGAGCAATGTAGTGTTCCTTATCTTCCCCAGACCAATCTCCGGACTCGACTACAGCAACCTCTCCGCTCGATTTGTTGACAACAATCCATCCCCCGAATGGAAGGCCCGTAGCTTCTCCGTAAAGAAAGCCCTGCATAAGGTATCCGAATGGATCATCTTCCTTGAGCTTCTCATACCCGCCGAAGTTGGTAAACTTATTTTTGAATGCCCAGTCACTTGCGGACTTGATGTCCCACACCTTTTCGACTCCGCTCTCGTCTCGAATGATTACGTCGAGGGTGCCTTTTATAGGTATACCGTCTAGATCGAGTTCGACAGGACGCTGGAAATCAACAATATCAACACCCGCCTCTTTCATGACAATCATCAATATAGACTCTGTGATGTCCCCGAAAAGGAATCGGAACAGAGTGTTGTATTCCATCTCCTCTTCTATGCCCTGCTTGTCCAAAAGCTGTTGGCACATAGGGCGTCCGATTCCGGACATGCGGATTCGCCACTCGCCTTTTTGTCGAGTAAGCTGTCGCTCCACCGAATCCTTACATTCTTCTGCAAACGCAGAAAGGCTATTCAGGGAGACATCTGTGTCCCCCTGAATTGCTTTAGACATGAAGTCTTGGATTTTAAGCAGCGTCAGCATCATTGAAATCCGCCGCAAGATCGACATCATCGTCGTTTGCGATCAGCTTCTGCGCTTCACGGTAGGAATTCATAACATATTTGTTATGGGCCTCGATTGTCTCGCGGAACATGCCAAAGAGTTCTTTGTCGTCATCCGTGATTTCCGTTGTGCCATGAAGTGTAGGTAGCGGAGTCCAGTAGGTGACGCTTCCCTTTTTGTTCTTCGAGGTCTGCAGTTGGATCTCGCAATGAGCCATAAGCTTTTTCTGGCCGGAAAGACCCGCGATAAAATCGGACATCGGTTTGAAGCCGGACTTTTTGAAGTAGCACACAAGAGGCTCGTTATCAACACGAACACTCTCCCCACTTGCATCCCTAAAGTCCCCGCTGATGCGTCCGTAAATCACCTGATTACAGATCACAGCACGGGAGTTGAGATACAGGGCATTCTCTTCTGGATCGTCCTTATTGAGAGAATCTTCCTCGTCACGAGTTAGGCGGCCACATTTGTTACCACCATTCGTATCGGGGAATGCTCCTGCAAAACTTGGCTTCTGAACAGATTTCGATGAGAACCCACCTCGACCTTCGTTAACTTCCGGATCCCACACGCTATACTCGTACATGCGGAGCAGCGGACGAAGGATTACCTCTGAAGCGTAAAGAAACCGACCGCCCATGTAAATTTTCCAATCTCCACGAGTAAGGGCCGCACCGTCATCAGTTTCCACATCGTAATTGATACTCAGGCGTGGAAGACCTGTCTTCTGAGACTCTCCGGATGATTGGCCGGTAAGCTTCATTAGTTCTTCTGTGTTCTCGTTTGAGAACGCATTTGCAATTTGATCCAGTTCGCTGGAAATGTCCATTACTTCGGTCCCTAACATTTTTAACTCCTTTGTTAAGGGTTGTAGACTGATATTACTCGGCAACGACATCCAAGTCAAGCCAATTATCGCCCATTTTTAGTTCGATTCCGACAGGCATGTCATATCGTATGCCATATCGACTCTCTGTCTCTTCGGGCAAAGAGAGCATTGCCTCCCGCATCAGCTTGATGCAGATATCTTTTTCTGCGGGGTGAACATCTATCACGATTGAATCGTGTACGGTGTTGCATATGACCGACTGTAAATTATTTTTTTGGAATAATTTATCGAGTCGGACGAGGGCAGCAGGAAGCAGGTCCGCTGTTGCAAAACCCTGAACAGGATAGTTGCATATGTTTGTGCGACCGACGGCAGTCCCGTACTCCGTCCATCGCGCATGAGGAAAGGCATACTGCCTTCCGCTTGGAAGGGTGATTACTCGCTTCTCAACGGCCTCTCGCTGGAGTTCGTCATGCCATTGAGTCACACCCTCATACTTTTCCTTAAACGCGCTGTAGTAGCGTTTTTGGTCCTCTGTGCCGGTGGTGCCACCATAGAGAGGTTTGAACGTATGAGCCTTTGCTTCTTGGCGTGTGCAGCCGATAACGGATGCGGTGTAATTGTGTACGTCCGTTCCGTCTTTCACGTCGATGTACGCCTGTGCATCTTTGGCGAGAAATCCAGCCACACGAAATTCTAGCTGCGAGTAATCCCCCTCAAGAATCGAACCACCCTCGAAGCGGCTTTCGACCACCTTGCGTATAGCGAAGGTATTTCCACGTGGCATATTCTGAAAGTTAGGATTGCGAGACGAAAGGCGACCCGTCGCCGTAACGCACTGCATAAACTCCGGATGGATGATTCCCTTTTCATCGACATTGTTTTTGATCCCCTCGACAAAAGTGTTGAGATACGTTCGTAACGCATTGAAGCGGACATACCCCTCTACAAACTGTAAGGCGTCACCTGACAATTCCGATTGTCTTTCGCTGAGAGTTTCCTTGTCAGTCTTAAATCCCGCAGATGCGACATCGAAAGTATTTCGGGGGACAAGCTTAAAGCCCGCAATTTTATTTGTGGGGACGTAAATTACGCCCTTGCCGTAACACCTGCGACAGATGCGTATGGCCTTGCCCGGAGAGCCATCCTTTTTGGGGGGAGTGTATCTTCCCTCTCCATTACACCCATCACAGTGATGTCCGACAGTTCTGTAAACAATGTCTGACATGTGTCGGATTGCCGACGCGAAATTCTTATTGTTCATCCGTGTGCGTTGCTTAGGCTTCATTGTTGCCCCGCGCTGCTCCATGCCCAGATTGAATACACGGGACCAGTTACTTTTGTTCTTTACCTTGCGAGAGTAAAGAAGCATAGACCGATCATCGGGGCTTGTCAGGCTAATCGGAGTATCACCCATAGCCTCACGCGCCATGTCATTGAGACGTACTTGAAGCTCCTCAAGTTCCCGCGTGTATTCCCTTTCGATCTCATAGAGAGTTTCCATGTTTATCTTCAGTCCGCTGTGTTCGATGCGAGACAGCGTGTTTGTCATCTCAAGCGACAGCTTTAGAGTTGGCACTAGGCTCACCGATTATCTCCTCAAATGTTGTGTCGTATACTTTTAGCTGCTCAAGAGCCACCTCTTCTGTGGCCTTAACGTCTGCTATTCCGTATTCCTTTACGATCTCCCACGGTATATCATAGAACGTATACCCATCTTTGATATACTCCGCAACAAGGTCTTTCTCCTTTTGGGTGCCACCATACTTCCCTGCAACAGCAGCAAGGCTGAGAGGCCAAGCTTGTGATCGGGCCAGAATATACTCCGCAACCATCGTATCATATAACGCTCCATCGTAAACGAATCCGCATTGACGAATCCAACTCATATCAAACTTGATATTGTGCCCTACAACAATATCCGCGCGGTTCAAG